CCAACCTTTGTAAGGAGTACACATCATTTCACCTCCGGATTATTAGGATCAGAATCCCAAACGTCTGGCCTTCCGTCTTTGTCAGAGTCTTTTAAGAATCTGAGTAACATATTAAGAATCGCAATGACTATACTTATTTTTTCCATACTTTTACTCCTTAAAATGGACTTAGTACTTGATTAACCGCACTTGAACGACTTTTTTGTTTTTGATACTTCTTTTTGAACCGACCATGCATGCGCCGTTCTTTTTCACCTTGGCTTAGGTTTTTAAGAACTTTTTTTTCTTCTCGATCAAGAAACTCACGCTCTTTAGCAGATGAAGCACGACTTTTTAGGTTCTTGAAAAAACGCTTAACCCGATCAAGAGCAGAATGGCCAACACTAACGACAGTACGATAAGGGCCTCTAATCGCCTTTGGAAAATCTCTTGTTTCCGAGGCAACCCTCGACGCTTTCGGACTATCATAGACCTGTTCATGCTGTAGTCTCCTTTCTTTCGCTTCAATACGAGAAATTTCCGCAGCAGATTGAGCAGATGAAGTTTGAGCAGCCAGCAATTCTTGCTGGTCTCTACTAAGGGCTATATCCTGTCTCGTTTTAGCAAGTTGAACACCAGCCAAAGCACCGGCAGACGCACTTTTACCATAATCAGGGACATCGGCTTTGGGAGCTTGAGGAGCGGTAGCACCGCCGAACTTTGCAGATAATATCGGGTTGAGACCGGCTTTTTTAAGGTCTTCAACTTCCCATTGGTGTTTATTTTGAGCCATTTCACGCTGATGACGCCATGATTCAGACGCAGCAGAAGAAGCTTGACTACCAGAGATCAGAGAGCCGCCTATGCCAAGCAGACCACCTGTAACGGCATCGCCAGAATCCTTAAAGAAATTTCCTATACTTGAGAATAAACCCATAGGACACCGCCTTTCTTAAAAGTGATCGATTAAGCCGGGTACACTGAAAGTAGGCAACGGACGAGTCGCTTGGATATCGAAGAAGAAATCAGCCGTGAAATCCGGTTCGGTAGTAGTCGCTACGACTCTATCCATCGGGGTAGTAGATTCGATAAAGGTTTGATTCAGTGACGGAATCGAGCCAAATTCTTCGGAAAGATGCCAAGTATCCAAAGGAGCCGAGTGAGAGGAACGCATAGCACCAGACAGTTGAGAGGGTTTGTAGCGATATTCGGACCAACGCTCTTGATAACCCCAAACTTCCTTATTGTCAGCAACACCATCGGCATCTGTATCCACTGTTTCATCTTGGGCATAGATTTCTTCGGTTAATACTTCCTGTTCACCGAGATGAGCCATTGCAGGGAAATAATAGTCGTAACGAGTTTGACGAGACCACATACGGTTTAGACCCTGCTGATAAGTGATATCGGCATTAGCACACACCAAGCCAATAATCACAGAGTGCTCAGTAAATGATTTTGTGAATCCAATACCAGATGAAGCAGAATAGCCGAGACCGGCTAATTCACCGAGTTTACGAGATATTTCGTTCGAAGTTGCAGGAATTGGTTCAACTACAAGAGGACGAGTGCCTCCACCTAAGTATTCAGGACGCTGTAAAATCGCAGACATCGGATCAGTAACTCCGAAGTGGGATCGAATAATTTCACAGTAGCGAGTGCCGGCTCTAGCGTCACGCTCAAGCATTTTTTGCAGTTGGAACGCTTCACGGAGTGCATTGATATCGGAGGCAGTAGCATTAGAGAGATCGGCCCAGAGGTTTGAGGGTTGAAGTTCTTCATTAAGTGCACCTGAATTGCCAGTGGTAGACATGTTACCGGTTGTCGGAGCTGCAACCATCATTCGGTTATTTGCTCCCCATGATTTTGTACCGGTTGTTGCATCCCAATATCGAGCAGGAGTTGTATTGGTAGCGTCATAGGTACGTTCATCACCAGTAATAATTTCAGCGAGAGAACCGAGAGGGAGAGATACAGAGTCGCCTTCTTTAACCGGCCACGGCAAAGCGGAAGTGAAATAATCATGAGCTTTGCATTTTTTGCGGAGTACATAATCAGTATCGGTATCAGGTCCATTACCCGTATCCACTACAGGTGAGTCGATTAAGTTCTGATCGCGAAACCATTCGCGAAAGACCATATTGTAACAACGGAAGTGTAAAGCATTAACCAAGAGACCATCAAGACCGGTCGGGATGCCCATGTAATCGGCTAAGCTTTCCTCAAGGAATCCACCAGCCGGAGTAGCGATTCTAGGTACAGTAAAATCAATACTGTCGCCGGGGTCTTCACGTTCACCCATGAACTTAACCCAGTTTGTCCAGAGCAATCGGTTCGGCACAGAAAAGAAATAGAAATGTAATTTAATATTATCCATTAACGGATACAGAAGGGTATTAACACGACATACATGAGACATTTTAACTTTAAAAGTGTCTCCGGGCAAGGCTTCATCACAGAATATAGGATAGAGGTAGTCCACATCAAATGTGGTTTTATGGCTAAATGGACGTCTAAAGGTACTTCTGGGAATGTCAGCGTGAGGTATCCGAGAAAAACTATGGTCCATTTGTGACGGATTAACGAATCGTTTTTGACTCATTTTACTACTCCTTAATTTTTGCGGTCACTGGGAACAGTTATGAACAAGTAATTTAACTGTTCCCAGTGACTTTGCAAGTCTTTTTTTGTATTTATTCCGGATTTTCAGGGTCCGGAGTAACGGGGTCTGTAGGAGCCACAGGAGGCTCCACAGGAGGCGCATCAACAAGACCCATCTCTATAGCCATCTCTCTATTATTTTCATCTGAGAGGAACGCTATAAGGTTTGCAGGGTCATTAGCGAACGCCGTGCGTATTTGAGACGGCAAGCCGTTAAAGTCATTCATTGCATCATTGACTTTATTGAGTGAGGTATGGAAGTCTTCAACACTGGTGAAGTCACCATATAAACCACCTGATCGGGTTGGAGGTTCAAACCCTCTTTTCATTTTAGCAGCAATTGAATTGATATTGACTCGGCCCTGATGGGCCTTTTCCGTTTTTGACGGCAGGGTGTTTATTGTTTTTAACGGCCGTCTATTTGTTGGATATTCTGGTATTTCAGTCATTTGGGGATTCCTTTTCAATTAGGTCGGCGAGTTCACAGACAATTTCACATTTATCGGGAGCTGAAAGACAGCCCGATTCTTCACCAAAGTTACCAATATAAATAAGTTGATAGTCATCAGGATATTTTGACATCATAGTTTCTTTACCACGGCCTTTTAGGAAGTCATGCATGTCGCGGATAGCCGTACCGCGATTTTGCGTAAACATAGGCTGCTGATAGATACGTGATTTTTTGTCATAGACTGAGTACATTTCCACTTTCATAGTGTCTTTCCTTTTTCTTAAGGTTTGCATTAATACATCGTTCTTTGTCTTGTAAGCGTAACACAGTGTGATCATCTTCTTTTAATTTGGCATTGGCTAATCTCCTTTGTTTAATAGTTTCCAGAGATACAGGATTAACTCTTTCGAGTAATTTATCATAATACACAGGAGCAGGAAACTTCTTGCCCTCATAAGTAACAAAATCCTTGCTATACAGATCGGTCTGATGATACAGGGTAAACCATTGTTTTCCGATACCGGGCCGGGTTGACATGGTAGCAAATTCCGGCTCGATATAATACAGCTCATCGGTTTCAGGGTCATATCGAATATAATGCTCCACACCTTTAGGGCCGTTAACTTTCTTTTGACAGTACGAAGCCACATAGGCAGCCGAATCATAGGTAACCTCTCCTATATAAGCGAATCCGAGATAAGCGTGCATTTTGTTTTTTTTATCGAGCCAAATGTTTTCAGGTTTGTGGTTATGATATTCCTCAGGAGTAATCGGTATTGACCAACATTGGTCTAATTTTTCAGAGGTAAACAGATCATCGCCATTTTTTGATTTTTTAAAGAACTCCTTATCATCAAAGTCTATATTGAATACACAGGCGTGGTGATGAGGACGGTCGAAGTTATCACCATATTCGCCACAGTGAAAGAAACGGATAGGATACTTTACTTTTGAATCATCTTGAACAGCATAGACACCTTTGAATTTTCGGCGGAGCCGTTTCATAAAGTCCTGAAATGTTTTTTTGACTAATGTTTTTTTAGAGTTCATGTTTTCATCATTGAATGTCAGCGTTAGAAAACTATTGCAATCAGGATACAGAGAAGCCTCATGAATAATGCGAAGGGCCCAATCACGGGTGCGATCAACTCGACACCCGGCGCATTGTCCACAGGGTAACTCAATCGGTTGAAATTCTTCATGATATTTTTTAGAATCATCAAGCTTTTTTCCAATTATGGTAATTTTATTTTTATGGTTCTTTGTGTAGATATTTAAGCACTTGTAGGCTTTTAACGGTTTTGTGCATGGCATCTTGACTCCTTTTGGCGGTTCAAGGGGGTATCAATCATGCCTTCGGCATAAAAGGAAACCACTAATTTACGGCCCTGCCCCGCAGGGACGGGACAGAGCCACGGATGGAGGACGATGCACTACAGTCTATAACCACCACGCATAAGACCAGGAGAATAATTTTTTCGTTTTATACGAGCACCACGAGAGAACTGTTTTTTTGAACGACCACGAGACATAGATTTGCGATATTTTGACATAATTTTAATCCTTAAATAAATTTAACTGTTTATTCAGTTCTACAACAGGCCCCTTAAAAGGGTGAAAAAATGATTTTCCTTCATGGCAGCAATACCAGCCGTCCGATCCGTCTTTCCATTTCATTAAGAAATACCATTCACCATCCACTTCTTGACAATTGGCAGGAAT